GTCGTCCAGACCAGCGTAGATCTCGGCGAAGTTGTCGTTGATCTTGGTGAATGCCGGCCGCTGGGTCTCACCTCGTTTGCCGTTGGGCTGGACGGTGTCCAGGTCGATGATTCTTCGTGTCATGTGCAGTCCTCGCTGCGTGCGCCGGTGTTGACGACCAGGGTCAGATCTCGGCGTCAGCCGCCCAGTTGCCGCCCACCAGATAGGCATAAAACGGCGTCAGGCCAGAACCGAAATCAAGCTGAAGCGTGAATCCATCGGGACGAAGGAACAGCGGGACAGCCATTCCGCGTGACCACCCGTTGCCGTTGAACAACGACCAGTAGCCGAGGGCCGGCGCCACTTCACTGTTGGAGTAGAGCGTGAGTGCGGGCACAGTGCGTTTGGCGACCTTGAAGGAGATCTGCTCACTGCGCGCCAGGCCTGCCTGGAACGCGGCGGCGACGCCCTGCGGTGACGGCATGCCAAGCTGCGGTGCCTGTTCCAGCGGGAAGCTCTTCTCGTAGTACCGCTGGCACAGCATCAGCTCGGTTGCGTCATCACGCATGTCGTAGTCGGTAGGTGTCGCCCCCTTCTCCAACTGCATGCAGGTCAGCGAAAAGGACCCAGACTGGCCGACAAGCTGTCCGCCATAACCACCGGGTGTCGCAAAGTCGACGATGACGTGCAGCTTGCTGTTGGCTCCCACGGTCTTGCCAGCAATGGATGGCAACTCGACGGTGAAGTACCTGAGCGCGGCCGCGGTGCCGATCTCCTGGACGCCTGCCCGGACCGTCACATCCGGAGACCCATTGGTACCAAACGTCTGGATGAAGCGAACGCCGATGCGGCAGCCCGGCGTCGCGGCCCATGCCTGCATGCTCAGCGTCACGGTACTTCCCGCCAGCGTCTGCACGCCTTCCACCGGCTGGGTGACGAACGCCTCGGTCGCGGCCGTCGATCCGGTGAGATCGCAGTTCATGAATCCCGTGACCCCGAATGCCGGGGCATCGAAGCTGCGGCGTGACACCGCGACCTGCCCCGCCCCGGTGCATACCACCTGGAAGCGATCGGGAACATACACCGCCAGAGGCGACACCACAGTGCGGCTGCTGCCCCGTTGCCAGAACCTGAAGTCACCGTTGATCAGCCGGTTCCGGCCGTTCTGCCTGCGCCGGAGATCCTGCACCGTGGTTTCGAGTTCATCCAGATCCGTGTAGAGATCGGCGAAGTTCTCATTGACCTTGGTGAAGGCCGGCCGTTGCGTCTCACCCCGCTTTCCGTTCGGCTGCACGGTATCAAGGTCGATTGTGCGTCGTGCCATGCGTCGTCCTCCTCAGCCGCCGATGATTTCCGGCGCCTGCTCGGCAGGCCAGCCGAATGCATCCGGCTGCGGCAGTTGCGCCTGGACCTGCCGCCAGTCCGGCGCGTTCTCCTCGGCGGTGGACTCAATAGTCTCCAATGCGAGGTTGACCCCGTCGCGCCAGGCAATCATGGCGATGGCGTCCTGCGCATAGCGCGGCACCGCACTGCCCGCGTAGCTGCAGCAACTCTCGATGCTGTCATAGCCGCGATCGCGGGCACACTGGGCCATCCACTCCCACGCCTTTCCGCGGATGAAGCGATGGAACTGCGCCGAGCCGGGTACGAACAGCGGCGGTACCGGCTCCGGCTCATTGCCTGCCGTACACCAGGCTTCATAGTCATTCCACAGACGGTGGCCACGTGGAATGAAGGCGCCGGTCTGCAGGCACTTGATGGTGTCGATCTCTTCGGTCAGTTGATACATGTCATAGCTCCGCGTCGGCGGTCCAATGGAAGGAGGAGCCCCAGTTGCCTGCGGCGGATTGGTAATTGACCTGTGCGCCGGACTGACCGGCATATACGATGGATGTCACCGTGCCGATGCCGCCGCTTGCGCCGGATATGCGCCCTGCCTGCCCGTTCACATCGCTGTAGACCGTGTAGGCTGGGATGGCCCGCTTGGGCACGCGACACCGGATATGCGAGGTGCTGCCAACGCCGACACTGCGGTCGTAGAACTGGTTGTCGCGTCCGATGCCATCGGCCGTGCCAGGCGGCACATCCAGGTTGTAGCTCTTCTCGTAGTAGCGCTGGCACAGCTGCAGCTCGTGGGCCAGCGGGCGCAGGTCGAATGCCGTTGCCCTGTCGCCGCGCTCCAGCTGCATCATCGCAAGGCCGAACTCTCCGCTCTGACCGGAGATGACACCGCCATAGGCATCGGCGCACAGATCCACCACCAGCCACAGGAAATCGCTGTCGGCATTGCTGCCCAGCGTCTTCCCCTTCACCGATGGCAATCGCGCACTGAGCTGGAAATAGGTCCAGGACGCGGCGGTGACCGCTACGGTTCCCAGCTCTACGCTGACCGCGGCGGACGGCGAACCACCGGTGCCAAAGTGCTGGATGAGACGAACACCGATGCGTTTTCCTGGCGGGCCATAGGCGAAGCCGGAAACCACCACTTCGCCGTCGGACAGCGTGGCGACCCCTTCGACCTTCTGTGCGACATAGGCGCTGCTGCCTGCACTGACCTTGGAGACAACGCTGTTGAGGAAACGGCGCGATTCCGGCGCGGCACCGCCGGCAGGAAGATTGGCCCCGCGATTTGCGGTATGCGTGCAGCTCAGCGCTGCCACGGTCCAACGATCGGCCACATAGATCTCGCCGCCTTGGGTGGTGCCAGTGCTGGCCCGCTGCCAGAAATCGAAGTTGCCGTTGATCAGGCGGTTCCTGCCTGGAGCCGCGCTCTGCAAAGCGCTTTCCAGCGAATCCAGCGCGCCATACACTTCGGCGAAGTTGTCGTTGATCTTGGTAAACGCCGGGCGCTGGGTTTCGCCCCGCATTCCGTTCGGCTGAACGGAATCGAGGTCGATGATTTTTCTCGTCATTGCTGTCGTCCTGTTCCCTGCGGGCGCCCCATCAAAGCTCGGCGTCGGCCCACCAATGCCACCAGCCGCCCCAGCGGCCTGGATTGTTGGTCCAGCTGACTTCGTACCCGGAAGGCGAGGCGTAGTTGACCAGGCAGGGCACGCGGGAGACGTTGTCTTCCGCGATGTGTCCATCCTGCTGGATGTTGTCGGCCGAGATGATCATCACGTAGGGATGAGCGCGCTTTGCCGTCTGGAATCGCACGCTCTGGTAATGCGCCATTCCCGGTGAGTTGATCGAGAATGCCTCGCGCCCTTCGTTGTGCGCCGTGTTGGGTACGATGTCGAGGTTGTAGCTCTTCTCGTAGTAGCGCTGGCACAACGCCAGTTCCACACCTGGCGGCCGCCAGTCGAAGCGTGTCGCTGCGCGGCCCGATTCGACCTGGAACTGGGTAAAGCCGAACGAGCCGTTCTGTGCCACCAGCTCGCCCTTCTGACCAGCACCGCACAGGTCGAACACTACGTAGAGGTGGTCGTTGCCGTTGCTGCCGAGCACCTTTCCCCGGGTACTCGGCAACGTCACCGTGATGCTGTGACGTTTGGCGGTGGTGCCCAGTGTGAGCACACCGGCTTCCAGCACCACCTGCGGCGAGGGTGAGCCGCCGGTTCCGAAATCCTGGATGACACGCACGCCCACACTGCGACCGGGCGCATCAGAGTTCGCCCATACCGAGATCGTGATGTCTCCGCTTGCACTGCGGACACCCTCGATCTTCTGCCCCATCCAGGCGCCACTTCTGGCGATGGCCTCGGATACGGTGCAGACCAGAATCGACCGTGTATCTTCCGGAAATCCGGCCTGCCCGTCGTAGGCCACCCGCTGTACGTCGTGGTTGCAGACCAGCGCCGAGTTCGTGAAACGGTCGGCGAAGAACACTTCCGCGCCCAGCGTCCCCGACCCAGTGCCGACACGACCAGATGTACGGCGCTGCCAGAACTGCAGGGCACCATTGATGAGCAGATTCCTGCCTGGAACGCGCTCGGTGATGGCATTCCCCACGATCTGCGGGATTTTCGCCACCTCAGTCAACGCGTCGTAGACTTCGGCGAAGTTGTCGTTGATCTTGGTGAACGCCGGGCGCTGTGTTTCACCCCGCTTTCCGTTCGGTTGAACGGAATCGAGGTCGATGATCTTTCGTGGCATTTGTGCTGTTTCCTTGATGGTTTCGGTTGCGAAGGAACGCTCTCCAGCCCTCCCGCGGACCTCAGATTTCCGCATCCATGGTCAATCCAGTGCCCTCCGCTGCCGAATCTCCGCTCTGCAGGATGCCGGCCTGACCCGCTGCGGCAGTGTTCAGCGCACCGATGATGGTCATGCGGGTCGACGTAACTTCCGCCGCACTGAGCGCTGTCAGGCTGGTTGCACCGTCTCCCGTGAGCAGCCGCCATTGCGATGGGTTCGAGAAGGCGACCGCGGGTACCGACCGCATTCGCTGATTGAATCGGTAGGTGAGGTACACCGCGTTGTCGCCCCGAATCAGGCCCACGCCCGCGTTGAAGCGCGATCCACCGTCGAACGGCACGCCAGTGGCATCCACCTGGTAGTAGCGTTGGCACAGCCGCAGCTCTTCCCCCTTCGGCCTCCACTCGAACGGCGTCGCGAGCGGGCCAGCCTCCCACTGGAACTCTCCGAAGTACAGCTGGCCCTGTTGCGCGCCCAGTCCTGCGGTGCGGCTGGCGAACTGCGTGCCCGCCGTTACCCATATGCAGACCACGGCCGCACCGTCACCGGACAGTGCCTTCCCTGAGATGGAAGGCAGTGTCACCGTCCTGCGGATCCGGTTCAGGCCGGAGGCCAGCTCGACCACCTCCGGCGCGATTCCCAGCACAGGCGTGCTTCCCCCCGCGCCAAAGGTCTGGGCGAATTCAAGGGCGATCTTCCGCCCGGCGGCGCCGGCGTTGAACACCAGGAACGAAACGGTGCTCTCCACGCCCGCGAAGTTGCGGACGTCTTCCACGCGCTGCTCGAAGACAAAGAAGTGGTTTGTGCCATCCGTATTGCCACTCGAACTGACCGACAACGTGAAGGTGCTGAACGGGAAGTTGTTGTCGCCTGCCGCTGCGGGATTGCGCTTGAACACGGCGTCTTCGACGTTGCCCATCTGCAGGAACCATCGGTCGGCTGTGTAGTTCCCGGAGATGCCGAAGCTGCTGCCGCGCTGCCAGATGTCGAAATTGCCATTGAGCAGGCGATTGCGCCGTGCCGGCGCGCGCATCATGGTATCGGCGAGCTGCCCGGGCAGGCCGTCGACTGCCTGGCCAACCTGCTGGAAGTTCTGGTTGATCTTGGTGAAGGCCGGCCGCTGGGTCTCCCCACGCTTTCCGTTGGGCTGGATGGTATCCAGGTCGATCCGTTGAAGATCCATGCTCATGCCTACGCGTGGAAGGTCTGCTCGAAGGTGGCGGTGATAGTCGATACTTGGCCGCCGAGATGGCTGTCGGTGTAGGAATCACACATGTACAGCCCCTGCCCCAGTGGCCCTTTCCACAGGAAGCTGCGGCCGGCATGACCATCCAGGAAGGTCACGATCTCGTTGATCGTTTTGCGGTTGCCGACGAACTGCAGCTGGTAACTGCGTGAAGTGGCGTTCAGGCCATCGGCAGCGGCCTGCGCATAGCCATCTCCGAACTTCGCGCGCTTCACGGCGGCCGTGGTGGTTCCAGTACTCTGGCTGGTTGCCGGCCAGGTGAAGGTGTCGGTCATTGCATGGCACTCCTGCTGAGCACACCACCTGCCTTCAGGTCACGACTCTGCAGCTCGCGGTACTTGCGTTCCACGAACTGGCCGATCTCGTTGCCGAACTGCTGCAGCATGCTTTCGTTGGTGGTGACTTCCTTGCCACCGTTGTTGTCGATGCGGATGCTGACTCCCACTCCGCCGCCACCGCCGCCACCGTGCGCGGCCACACCCAGGCGGCCGTCCGGCCCGCGCCGCAGCGGCATGATCGCTTCCGGTCCCGCTTCGCCGAACACGCCGGCGCCCTTGGCGAAGGCGAACAGCTGCGGAGTGTTGTAGACACCGCCGGAATAGGCCGACAGGCTCGGCGACTGGTAGACGCCACCGTTGGCGTTGGCCTCCACCCCCGTGCCATATCCGAACAGGCCCGCGATCTTTTTGACGCCCCAGACGATTGCCTGTTGGATGGCGATCATCTTGAGATCGGCGATGATCGACTTGGCCAGATCCTTGTAGTTGGACTTGCCCGTCTTCACGAAGCTCTGCAGTGCCGCCTCTGCGCCGGTGAACGCCTTGGAAAAGGCATCCTGGGTGGACTTGGCGGAGTTCTCGGTCTTTTCCATGTACTCGCCGAGCGCGCTGCCGAAGCCCTTGCGGAACCCCGAAAGTCCTGTGGTGCCCTTGGTGTCCTTGGCGTCCTTGGTTTCGCCCGCCTTGGCATCACCGACCTTGGCGTCCTTGGCAGTCGCCACGCCTGCAGCCACCGCCGCCGCGTCCGTCGCTGCATCCTTGGGCGTCAGGTCGACCCCCATCAAGCCGGCGATCTTCCTCGCCCCCCAGACCAGTGCCTGCTGTGCGGCGATCATCTTGAGGTCGGACAGGATGGACTGGGCCAGTTCCTTGTACTTGGACTTGCCGGTGGTCACGAAGCTCCTCAACGCTTCGTCGGCGCCGGTGAATGCTTTGTCGAAGGCTTTCTTGGCAGCCGTGGCGGTGTTTTCGGTCTTGCCGATATAGTCGCCGAGCGCGCCGCCCAGGCCCTTGCGGATGCCTGCTAGGCCCTTGTCGTCCTGTTGGGCCTTCTCTTCCTTCTTTGCAGCCTTGCCGGCGTCCGCGCCCGCTGCGGTTGTTCCTGCCTTCGCCGCCGCCTGCAGCTGCGTGTTCAGGGCGGTCAGCTGCGTGGACAGTGCGGTGACCAATGATGCGCTGGTGGTCAGCACGGCATTGAAGGCCTGCTGCACCGTGTTGATCTTCTCCAGCTGCCGCTGGAACTCCTGTGTGGTGCCGGTCATCTCGGTCATGCCGCGCCTTGCTGCCTGCATGGCCGTTTCCAATGCGTTGCTGGCCTCCACGGTGGTCCGTGTGCTGCCAGGCGATGTAGTGCTCATTGAGTGTTCCTCGGGAGAGTCGGCTCCGCTTCGGCGGAGCCGGGATCGGCCATCGGCATTGCCGCGATGGCCGGCTCATTCCTGTTGCATCTGCTCCAAGGCAGCGCGTTCGATGATGCGGATGGCCGCCATCACCTCGTCATGCTGGTCGCCGTCGAGCGCTTCGCGCTCCAGCTCCCGGTAGACCACGTTGTAATCCAGCCCGATCGGGCCACCTGCGCCGACGCGCCACTGGGTGGCAACCCGCGAGAAAAGTTCGATGGGAAGCACGCACTCCGGCCACAGCTCGACCTGCGGTGGTGGAAAGTGCTTTGCCTTCAATCCAAGCTTCATCAGCTCGGACTCGGTGGGGGCCCGCCAGTACAGGGCCCCCACCGCCTCAATCAGTTTCCCTTGCGTGCGACCTGCAGGGCCTGGGTGTAGCCACCGATGATGGCGCCATCCAGGCCGGCCTGCTGCTGCAGCGCCAGCTCGACGCCGGCGGTGTCCAGCGCCACATCGGCATCCCAGTCCACCACGATGTCCAGGATGGCCTGGGCCACGCTCAACGTGTCATCGCCCAGACGCTCCAGCAGGCTGGCGTAGTCGGCTACCGACAGGTGCCGGTAGGTCAGGTTGAGCTTCTGCTCGCGGCCGTGACCGACGATGGTCAGGGTGCTCTTGAAGCTCTCCGGCGCCTTGACCTGGAACATCAGGCGCCCTCGACCAGGATGGAGTCTGCCAGCGCGGTGAAGGTCGCGGTGGTGCCCATCGGGGTGTTGGCGGCCATGGTCGGGTCGCCGTTGTAGCTCAGGTAGCCGTACCAGTACAGCACGTCGCCACCGACCAGCTTGGCCCGCAGGATCACCGGCTCGCCCTTGGCGTCAGCGTTCTTCAGTGCCGAATACCACGGCTTCTTCGGATCGTAGAACAGCGGCAGGGTGATGGTCTTGGCGTTCTTGAAGGTCGGCATCTGCACCTGGCGACCGGTCGGGTCTTCGAGCAGCGTGCCGCTCCAGTACTGCTGCTCGCCACCGGCGGTGGTCGGGTCGCCCTGCTGGTCCAGGTCGACGAAGGCGCCCGCCTTGCGCAGTACACCGGCACCGCTGGTGCCGGGGAACAGCACGGTATCGGTGGTGTCGATGCCCAGCAGTTCAACGCTGCCGGTGGCTTCAGCACCGGCGCGGGTGGCGCGGTTGTTCAGGGCCGGCCAGCCCGGCAGTTCAATGACTACCACATCACCGGTGTCGACGCTGTTGGCGGCAACGCTGGCCAGCGCCGGCGCAGCCTTGGAGATCGCGCTGGTGGCGATCGCGGTGGAGACGACCGGTGCGAAGCCGAACTGGGTGCCCTTGGGAAGCTTGAGTGCCATGGTGTATTTCCTCGTTGGATAAAAAAAAGCCCGGCGAATGCCGGGCTGGGGTGTTGCACGGGTGATGCGGTTTACGGGTCGACGTACCACAGGCCGAAATCGAGCCGCGCGCCGTACTTGTGCAGCATCGGCTCATGCACCGCGATTGCAGCGCCGAATGATTCGGCGGTCGGCAATCCTGCGCATACCTGATCCTCGATGTTGCGGATCAGGGTGTTGGCCTGGGCGCGGCTGTCTGCCCAGACGGTCAGCTGCACGCGAGCGTGCTTCTGTTCGGGAATGGAACCTTCGTTGAACCACACGGACTGTCCACCCATCTGCTGGTAGACGGCACACGGATAGATGACCGGTTCCGGCGGAAGGTCGGGATACAGCCGGCCCTGCAGCAGCGGGGCCAGCAGCGCGTGCAGCTGTGCTTCGTAACTCATCGCGGTGTCCTGGTTGGCGTCGCTCAGGCGATGCCTGAAGACTGTTCGGTGAACAGCACCGTGGTCTGGCGCCGGCTGAAGTCGGGCGCAACGCCGGTGATGTTGAAAACACGACCGTCATGCACGATGCGCATGCCTGCCTGGATGCCTGCCTGTCGTGCGGCTGCCAATCGGACATGGAAGCGCTGGCGCCGGATCGTTGCCGGCAGGCGGCTTTCCAGCGTCAGCCGCTGCACGCTGTCTGCGCGGTCGGCGATGATGGCGGCCCACAGTTCTGCCACCGGCTGCCAGGCGTCCAGCGGCTGCCCCCACGCATCGAGCTGGCCGTCCTGGCGCTCGATGCGGATGCGGCGATTGAAGTGGCCGGCGTTCATGGCGTTGCTGCCGATCGGTACGGATCAAGCAGCGCGGCCACGCCGAACGGCAGCTCCATTGCGATGGCAGCGGCGCCTGCCGGTGCATCGAACGTCTGCGCAGAGACGACCACGGCTTCGCGATGGGCGTACAGGTGGCCCAGCAACAGGCGCACCGCTGCACGGATGCTGTCGTTGACCGGCATGCCCTGCAGCAGGCGCGCACTGCGCGCGGTCGCCACGGCCAGGCGCCGATCGGCCACATCACGCATGGCCTTGGCCTTGGCCGCGTTGGTCTCGGCATTGGCGGCGGCAACCGCGGCTTCATGCCCGGTCACCGCCGCCGCCATGTCCTGCGGCAGCTGGTCCAGCGCCTGGTCCAGCGCGGCCTGGTCGGCGTACAGCTCGCGGCCCAGGTAGGCCGCGGCTGCGTCGCTGGCTGCGGCCAGCAGGTCACCCAGGATGGCGTCGTCAAAATCGCCGTCGATACGGCAGTGCGCGCGGCACTGCTCAAGGGTCAGCAGGGGCATCGAATCCTCCTTCGTTGATGGATGTGGAGTGCCCCGATCCTGCGCGCACGGCGGCGCCCCACGCGATCACCAGGACGGCGCGGGAAAGGCAGGATCGGGGCGGAAAACAGAACGGCTGCGACGGGGACGTCAGGGCCGGTGGCGGTGACCTCGCAGCGCGCGACGGCGCAAACGAAAGAAGCCCCCGGGGTCACCGGAGGCTTCTATGTCATCGTGGTACAAACGATACGCTTCGGGTGTGCACCCGTCAATCCGCAAACGGTTACCAGTCTGGTGACTTTTCCAGGCGCCGTGCGGGCGTGGTCATGGCGACGTGCCGCAGGCTGGATAGAATGGCAACGCGCTGCTTCCGCAGCCTATTTCCCGCTGGATTCCCGCATGCCTGCCAACACCGAACGCTTCTTCGATGCGCGTACCGAACAAGGCGTGCTGCGCCTGTCCATCGCAGGCTCATTGCTGCTGGCTGCCGCTGCGGTGGTATTGGGTCTTCTGGCCAATTCCTCGCTGATCATCTTCGATGGCATCTACGGCCTGATCGATGTGGTGATGACCTGGCTGTCACTGCTGGTCGCGCGTCTGATCGCACTGTCCACCAGCACCGACGCGCTGCAGTCGCGGCTCAACCAGCGCTTCACCATGGGCTTCTGGCACCTGGAGCCCATCGTGCTGGGGGTGAGCGGCACGCTGATGATCGGCGCGGCACTGTATGCGCTGGTCAATGCGGTGGATGCGCTGATGTCCGGCGGCCGCCACATCGCACTCGGCCCAGCCATCGCCTTCGCCGGGTTGTCGATCATCGGCGAAGGTGCGCTGGCCTGGTTCGTGCTGCGCGCCAACCGCCGCATCGGTTCGGAGTTCATCGCGCTGGACGCGAAGAACTGGGTGATCGCCGCCAGCATGTCGGCCTGCTACCTGCTGGCCTTCCTTGGCGGCGTACTGGTGCGCGGCACCTCGCTGGCCTGGGTCGGGCCGTACATCGACCCGGCCATCCTTGCCTTCGTCTGCGTGCTGGTGATGATCGCCCCGCTCGGGACGGTGCGCCGGGCGCTGGCCGGCATCCTGCTGGTCACCCCGCCGGAACTGCAGGCGCACGTGGACGCGGTGGCACGCGCGATCGTGGCCAAGCATGGCTTCGTCGAGCATCGCAGCTACGTCGCCCAGGTGGGGCGTGGCGAGCAGATCGAGTTGTTCTTCGTGGTACGCGAGGACGACCCGCCGCGGCCCCTGCTGGAATGGGACCAGCTGCGCGACGAGATCGGCGATGCGCTGGGCGAGGCCTCGCCGGACCGCTGGCTGACCATCATGTTCACCACCGACCGCGAGTGGACGATCTAGGCCAACAGGACGATCAATCAAGTTTTTCGTACGGACTGCAACCCAACGTACGCAGAAACCGGGCAAAGTAGGCTCCATAGCAGTACCCACCCACTGACCAGGAGCATCCCGATGTCCATCGAAAAGGTTCTGTATACCGCCCAGGCCACCTCCACCGGCGGCCGTGAAGGCCGTTCCGTCTCGTCCGACAACGTGCTGGACATCCAGCTGTCGACCCCGCGCGAGCTGGGTGGTGCCGGCGGCCCGGGCACCAACCCGGAACAGCTGTTCGCCGCTGGCTACTCGGCCTGCTTCCTGGGCGCGCTGAAGTTCGTGGCCGGCCAGGCCAAGGTCGCGCTGCCGGCCGACACCACCGTCACCGGCAAGGTCGGCATCGGCCAGATCCCGACCGGCTTCGGCATCGAGGCAGAGCTGACCATCAACGTGCCGGGCGTGCCGCGCGAGCAGGTGGAAGAACTGGTGCAGAAGGCGCACATCGTGTGCCCGTACTCCAACGCCACCCGCGGCAACATTGATGTAACGCTGATCGTTGCCTGATGCGGCGCCGGGGTCGGATCCCTTTGCCACCGGCAAAGGGCTCTGACCCCATCCCAGGCCCGCACGGCTATATGGGGTCAGAGCCCTTTCGCGTTGCGAAAGGGATCCGACCCCCAAAAAAATGGGCGGATGCCGGTCGAAACCGAACATCCGCCCATCCCACCTCGGGTGGGCCCCAGCACGTGGCCGGGGACGCATTCGCTGCGGCGCGCATCCATCCCTCTGGAGAAGAGCCCCCTTGTTGTTCAAGTGGGCGCGCCAACGGCGCGGGGATAAGGTGGAATGCGCGGACCAGCGACCAGTTACTGGTCGCTGGTGATGAGCTGCACGACGCTGGAGAAATCCAGCTTGCCGCGGCCGGCCTGGTGGTTCATCGAGTAGAGATTGCGGGCCACTTCGCCCAGCGGAATCGAAGCGCCGACACTCATCGCCGCTTCCACCGCCAGGCCCATGTCCTTCAGCATCAGATCGCTGCCGAAACCGCCGCTGTAGCCACGCGAGGCCGGCGCATTCTCCAGCACGCCCGGCCACGGGTTGCACACTTCGGTGGCCCAGCTGCGGCCGGTGCTGACCGCCATCATCTGCGACAGCACCTTGGGGTCCAGCCCGTGCGCCACGCCCAGTGCGATGGCTTCACCGGTCACCGCCATGATCACGCCCAGCGCCATGTTGTTGCACAGCTTGGCGACCTGGCCAGCGCCGCTGGCGCCGACGTGGAAGATGTTCTTGCCCATCGCCTGCAGCACCGGGCGTGCGCGTTCCAGCGCGTCTTCCTCGCCGCCGACGATGAAGGTCAGGGTGCCGGCCTGGGCGCCGGCGGTACCGCCGGACACCGGCGCGTCGATCATCTGCAGGCCACGCGCGGCGGCCGCTTCCGAGACCTTGCGGGCACTGGCCGGGGCGATCGTGCTGCAGTCGATGACCAGTGCACCGGCCGGGATCGCGGCAAGAATGCCGTCGTCGCCCAGGTACACGCCTTCGACATGACGGCTGGCCGGCAGCATCGAGATCACCACTTCGGCATCGGCCAGGGTGTCGCGCGCCGACGATGCAGCGCTGGCGCCGGCGTCGACAGCGGCCTGCACCGCGGCCGGAACCAGATCGAACACGCGCACGCTGTGGCCGTTCTTGACCAGATTGGCGGCCATCGGGCCACCCATGTTGCCCAACCCGATGAATGCAATGCGGCTCATGCAAGGCTCCTTTCAACAAGGGGAGTGCCCAGGTCGGCCAGCGGATGCGCGGCGTCGGCCCAGGGGGAAGCGAAGAAGGTGTCTGCCCACGCGCCAGTGGCCTCGGCCAGGGTGGCCGGGTTCCACTGCGGATTGCGGTCCTTGTCGACCAGCAGCGCGCGGATGCCTTCGGCGAAATCACCATGGGCGGCGCAATGCAGGGCGACGATGTACTCCAGGCGGTAGATCGCGGCCAAGTCCTGGCCGGCACTGCGGCGCTGCAGTTCGTACGCCAACCGTGCCGAACCCGGTGCACCGGCAGCAAGGGTCTTCTGAGCCGCCTGCAACCAGGCGTCGTCGGTCTGCAGGCCGGCAATGCGCGCCACGATGGCTTCAAGGTCATCGCCTTCGCACAACGCATCGACCTGCGCCGCGTGGGCCAGCAGTGGACCGGTGGCGGCATCGCTGGCATGCGACTGCAGCAGATGGGTCAGGCGTTCGTGGTTGTGTGCGGTGTCATTGGACCAGGCCACCTGCAGCAGCGCATCGAACACCGCGCTGCGGCGTTCTTCGGCCACGTGCACGTCGGCCAGGCCGGCGTAGATGGCATCGCCCGGGTTGAGCAGTGCGCCGGTCAGGGCCAGGAACAGGCCACCGTTGCCCGGCACGCGCGACAGCAGCCAACTGCCACCGACATCGGGGAACAGGCCGACGGTGATTTCCGGGAAGGCCAGCTTGGAGCGTTCGCTGACCACACGGTGGCTGGCGCCGGACATCAGGCCGATGCCGCCGCCCATCACGATGCCGTGGCCCCAGCACAGGATCGGCTTGGTGTAGGTGTGGATGAGGTAATCGACGCGGTATTCGACGTCGAAGAACTCGGCGGCATAGGCGTTCTGGCGGATGTCGCTGTGGCCGGCCTCACGGAAGGCGACCATGGCCTTGTACAGGCTGTGCAGGTCGCCACCAGCACAGAACGCCTTTTCGCCGGCGCCCTGCAGCACCACCATGGCGATGCCATCGTCGTCGGCCCAGGCGTTGAGCTGCTTCAGCAGCAGGTGCGCCATCGGCAGCGAGAAACCGTTGAGCGTACGCGGCGCATTGAGCGTGGCGATGCCGATGCGCGTGCCGTTGCCAGCCACG